CGGAATCATCTTTCCGCCGCCGCGTCCCTTTGTTTTGATTGGCGAACTCTTGTATAAAGCGCCGTCGCACACCAGCTTATCGTCCGAAAAATCAGACATTTTGAAACGACAAAGCTCTGCCTTTCTGCGCCCGCTGTACATCGCAAGCGCAAGATAACACGCCTTTTCGTAATCCTTGCGCTCCATAAGCTTGTCGAGCAGCTCTTCAAGCTCGCTGTCTTCCCATATTGTCTTTTCGCGTACTGGCTGATTGACTGGATTCTCCACCTTGTTGATGATGTTCCTGAAGTTCGGATATTCATCGTCGAGTACATTGGAAATATAATTACTGAGGGAAGAAAGAGAAGCTTTGAGTCTGCGAATCCTCGCCGGACTGTTGCTGTTATTATTCAAAAGCCAGTTTTGATAGGACACGACGTTACGCTTTGTCCAATCGACAAAGAATTTATTTCCGTTGTTTTCGAGGCACCACACCCAGGCAATCTGAATGTCGTTCTCGTATCCGTTGATTGTCGTCTCGCTCCTCTGAACAGAACGACGATAATCGAGAAAATCGTTCAGAAGCTGCGTATTTTCGGGGTTGACCTGCGAGAGCTTGGCTTCTGATGTGATGGAGTTCATTTTTGTGCTTCTGCCCACACAGACACCTCCTTTATATAATGAATAGGAGCCAGACGCATCCGGCTCCTATAGGCATAGTTCCGAGGACATATGCCGCAATTCCGTTGTGGTATTGTTGGCGGCTCCTGAAGGGCTCGAACCTTCGACATCGTGATTAACAGTCACGCGCTCTGCCAACTGAGCTAAAGAGCCATATCATCAGCGACTCGGCAGGAATCACAGTCTCCCACAGTTTAAGTTACAACTATTCGCCTCGGGAACCACCCTTGAACGCCGCTGATTGAATTGGTGGGAGAAGGTGGACTCGAACCACCGATGTTTCTTATGTCACTGATTTACAGTCAGCTATCTTCGCCGCTGGATTACTCTCCCATATCACACCGGGGCGAGACACCCCGCCCCGGTCAGTATGCGTCCGCAAACGCATATCGCAATTACGCTAAAGGTATATCATAGTGGCAGACGATTCCGGTTTCATCGCAGACACATACCATCTGCTCCGGCCTGCCATAGATTCGTTTCTGAATGCAAAAGTCGTCCATCCCAAGGAATGAGCCCGCCATGACGGTTTTCACGCCTTGTACCTCGTCAATGCGGTTATGATGAAGATGCCCGGACAAAACAGCATAAATCGGGCACCGAGCCATCGCCTGTAATGAGGCAATTTTTGTCATGCTCCCATCAAAGTCTCCATGTACGCCAAGATACGCCTTACCGCGAATATCCAATAGGTACATCGTGCTGTCGATGTTGTTTGCTCCGCCGATAACAACGTTATCAAAATTCTGTAAACGCGCAGAGAGATACCATCCGATTAAATCGTCCATGCGCTCGTCAAGAGGAGAGTTCTCCTTCGTATCGAGACGACTGTGGTTCCCGGCAACGCTGACGTAGGTAACAGTCTTAAAATGCTTACTCAGCTCCGCGAGAAACTCTGCTATCAGCTCGGATGCACCCTTGACCTGCTCAATAACGTTTTCCTTATTTGCAATCTGAATTGTTAAATGGATTTTTCCGCTTATCGTATCACCGTTATTGAAAACATAGCAGTTCTCGCTTCCATGACGCTCTGCGATTTGCAGAATCTTGTCGAGATACGCACACATCATTTCACGGCATACTTCCGGGTTATATGTATTCCATGCGTTATGGATATCAACGCCATAGTGCATGTCATTCAGGGAACACAGCAAATCGTTATCGGACGTTTCGATATAATGTCGTTCGTAAGAAAGCTCCGGCAACTCGCCTGACTGAACCGCAGATACCAGTATCTCGTTCAGCTCTTCCTGTCTTGAGCGTTCGCGTATGACCTTGTTGAAGGCGTTTCGCATATCGTAGAACTTCTGGCGCTCCTTGCGAAGCTCAACCATCTTTTCATCGAGTTCCGCCATAATATCAGAACCGCCGCTCTGACTTACGCGCTCTTCATCCAGAAGCTCAAGCGTCTTACGACTGCCGTACAGCATCCGCCTCGCAACGTCACTTGAATATGGTTGCCCGTAAACGAGCTCCGACAATTCCGAGTAGTCGATATCTGCAAGCGTCTTATCTACGAGCTTCCCGTAGACAAGTCTTCTGTGGTAATCAAGTTTCGACTCGTTTTCTCTTTGCTCTATCCGCACCGCGCACATCCTTTCTGCTGAAAGTTGCGACGCAATTTGGATTACGGATTTCATTCAGATAACGCATCACGGTCGTTGTCTCCTCGCAGTAATAACGATGCCGCTTTGAACGCTGCTTCATCGTTCGCACAATATGTACGTTTGGAAACTGCTGTCTAATCGCGTCCTTTTCAGACTTTGTAATTGCAATCATCTGTGAATAATCATCCTTTTCTTCGTAAAATTGAGAAATAAAAACGCTTATTTCCCTTCATATAAGTGCTTCATCAAGTATACCAAAACCTGTTGTTACACAACGGGTTTTGGCACATAGCAAATGACAACAATTCCACTATAATTAACTTGATGCGGCGTGAACGCGAGCTCTCTGCCGCATAACCGCATTGATATGATTCTGCATGGAAATTTCTGCGGCGCACGAATTGCAGTATTTTTGTTTCCTGCCTTTGTAGACATCGTTGTATTTCGTTATAATGCCGCAGTTCGCACACTCAAAATACGGCTCCCCGTGATACTTGAGGTATTGATATCCAAGATTGCGGAAGTCGGTAATGCGCAGAACAACCTCGCCGGGTTGAATAAAGCACACTTGCACGTTCGTGTTGTCAACCTTTCTGGAAAACTGAATCATACCGGCGGCGTTCAGATTGTAATACATTAAGCTCTGTCTCTTGATGGACGTATTGATGTTTGCCATCCGCATGATATCGCTGTCCTTGTTGTTTACCCAATGCCCGCCCTTTGGCGTGATAGCGTCCCAATACTTCGCAAGGCACAACAGCGTAAAGGCGAGCCGACGAATCTGCTTGCCGCCAAGCGCATCGATTTTATCCATCTCTGGTTTCGTAATATCAATGCTCTTGATATTAACCGCCTCATACTTAATGGCTCTGGAAAGCGCGGCGTCGATGGCGTCAGACCATTTTGGCAGAGACGCCGTTGGTTCGCACTGAATCAAAAACACGTCGAGCAGCTTCCTTACCTCGTTCTTTGGGATTCCGTTATCTATGTAATATCTCGAAACACGATAAAGCGTTTCAAATGGCTTCTTCCCGAGCGAGCGGGAGGATATCATGTCCTCCGCCCACTCATGCTCATTCAGGACAATACTCATTCATCAACCTCTATTCTTTTAGCAGCAACAGAAAACCTGTTACCGCAGTATTCTAAATCTCCGGCTTCATCGATTGTCGGATAATAAATCATCGAATCGTTCTTCTCAAGAAGATTGCTGACTATCTCCGTACCGCACATACTCCATGCAAAACGCTTCGTTGAGTTCTTCGTGTAACAGATATCCAGAACAATGTTGCACAGAACACGTTTGTCTGGGCAGATGATGTCGCACTCTTTTTTGAACTCCTCATTCATGGATGAAAGCGTTGCGAATGAATCATACTCGTCGATGCGCTCATAGTCAGCAAACACAGCGTAGCTGTTGAGGCGCTTGTTATAATCGTCACGCAACCTTCTGATGGCGTTGAACTGCTTCATCGTGTACTCTGCGTCATTGCGCATAAACCGATAATCAAACTTAACTACGGCATTGTGCTTTCCGATGTAGCCGTCAAACTCCGCCTCGAATTTCCTGCAGATACGATTCATCACGCAATCTCCGGTGCCGACCGGCATACGCAGATGGAAAAACCGGATAAACTCGCGCTGCCTATCGCTCAGCTCCTCTTCTGACAATGACAACAGTTCGTTCACAGTCATCTGAAACTCGCGCAAGGCGTTTCTGTCTGTGTTTTTTATGTATGTATTATATTGCTTCATCAGGGCAGGGTAAATGTAGCGCATGAAGTACGGTTTCTTGTCTGCGATGATAGAACGGTACAAATCACGCATCCCGATGTTTTCTATCTCAAGAGCCGCAAACTTGTCGTGCCAGCTT